CTAGTAGAATTCAACTTTCGTATGCGCTGTCATTGAAACTGGTTTCGGCGCCGGATTACCTGCGTTCTGTACTGAGGCATTACATATTTCAGGCACAAGCATTTCGTTATAATGACAAGAACTGGTTGCTTTATACCCCTCCGAGAAAACTGATGAGTTTATTAGTTTATAATCAAGAGGCTTTCTTTTTTTATCAACATAAGATATTTCATTTTTAGACATAACGCTTTCTGAACTATAAAATTCAGAGCGCGTCAAATTATCGTCTTCATCATAAAAATGTTCAGATATTTTTTTGCCTAAAAAATAGGTGTCTTTAATTAATCCATTCGGGTAAAGAGTGTAACGCAACTCGTCACCATTTTCATTTTCACTCAAAATGTGACATTTTTCATCAAGTTGTATTGAGAAAGGCTTGCCATCTCTATGGCCAATAAGACTTCCATTTGTATATTTTAGAATGGTTTCATGCCCAGAAGAAACATTATCAAGGTTTAAGCTATCAACACAACCATTTTTATTCAGCCTGATGGAGATTTTATAAGTGATTTTTCCATTCTCCTCAACATCAGTATCTAAGGATTTAACAACCCCCTTAACTGGATTGAAATCAAACATAGTCGATAAGTTATAAAGTAGAGGTATGTAGTGATTTTCTGCAAAAGCCATACTTGAAAATAAGGAAGTACAAAGGAAAAGAGTAGAAGTTTTTATCATTTTTAAAATCTAAGCTCAAGTTACCCTCAAATTAAGTAAGCTCATTACAGCATGCTTACTGCTAATCTTCAACATTGATACTGGCGGAGATGATTGCGCCGCAACTGCGCCGTTTGCCGTAAAGTCGCTATCGTATCCAAACGTCTGAACGCTACCCTTTATCACGTATCGGCGCCAGATTTCACGCAGCAGTAAAACGTGCTGGCATTCGCCGCCGGAATCCGTACCATACGCGGCATACAATTTTTGCCCCGCTGGCTCCGAAGGTAGTACTCAATGCAACAGAATCAAGAGATTAACAAAAAAGAGCAATACAACCTGAATAAGCTACGCTGATTTTGCCAACTCATTGATATCATTTACTTTACCATTGAATTCAATTAGTTATAGCATAATAACTTCTCCCTAAAGCTACCCAGAACTACATTTTTAATGCCCTTTTTTTGCCCCTATTTCGCATTTTTGCCCCTAAATTTGCCCCTAACACTAGCCAGTGCGCCACCCTTCTTCTCCCTGCCCTATACTTTAAGTCTGACATCTGGCTGGAGGTTTCTATGTGTGGGCGTTTTGCACAAGCTCAAACGCGTGAAGAATACCTGGCTTACCTGTCCGATGAAGCTGATCGCGACATCGCATACGACCCTGAACCTATTGGCCGATACAACGTCGCGCCCGGCACCAAAGTGCTGCTGTTGAGCGAACGCGACGAGCAGCTGCATCTTGATCCGGTTTTTTGGGGTTATGCGCCCGGATGGTGGGATAATCCGCCACTGATTAACGCTCGCGTCGAAACCGCGGCCGCAAGCAGAATGTTTAAACCTCTGTGGCAACATGGCCGGGCGATCTGCTTTGCAGATGGATGGTTCGAATGGAAGAAAGAAGGTGACAAGAAACAGCCTTATTTTATCCATCGGGCAGACGGTCAGCCGATTTTTATGGCGGCGATCGGCAGCACACCGTTTGAGCGAGGCGATGAGGCAGAAGGTTTTCTGATAGTAACGTCTGCCGCTGACAAAGGCCTAGTGGATATTCACGACCGCCGGCCCCTGGTCCTATCGCCAGAAGCGGCCCGGGAATGGATGCGCCAGGACGTTGGAGGGAAAGAAGCGGAAGAGATTGTATCTGACGGCTCTGTACCAGCTGAGATGTTTATCTGGCATGCTGTGACCCGTGAAGTAGGAAATGTAAAAAATCAGGGGAGAAAATTGATAGAACAAATAGATATATAATCTGATGTACTTTTGATGTGTACTTTATATTTGGTTCAATATTATCTCACTTTAAGAAAGAAATATATTTGCAGCCATCGGACCACTAAGCCCATTTATACGATAAAATTCAACACGAACGCCAGGCTTTAACGTTTGGCTTTCATTATTTCTTAATGCAGAAATATGTAAAAAAACATCTTTTCTGCCATCTGATGGGATAATCAATCCCTTTCCGCTCTTGAAGTCAAAACTTTTGACAATTCCTGTCATTTTACGAGACAAATATTTTCCTAATGGCAATCCAGATTTGACTATACAGGATTGGTTAATAATAGCTAATCCTATTTTATTGGCCTTCCGGAAGGCTAAAATAAAATTTGCTTAATCATTCAGCACGTGCCTTAATGGTTTGACTGATTCGTTGCGATGATGAATCTAACTTTTCCAAAAGCCGTTCTCATAACCAGGTGTTATCTCTGATACCTCCTCCTCTTGAGTCCATACATATACCAGAATACGTTTCTTATCATGAGCTTGCTTGTCAGTTGAAATGTTCAAACGGAGTTTGTATGTCATCTAAAATCATAGGTCTTGTTAAGTGGTTTAACGAAGATAAGGGGTTTGGTTTTATCTCCCCACTCGATGGAAGTAAAGATGTTGTTGTTCACACTTCTTCCCTGCTGGGAGAAACTTTTAATACTCTATTTGAAGGACAAAAAGTCAAATTCGCTATCATAGCTGGAACTAAAGGTCCAATCGCTGCCAATGTAACACTTTGCGATAGATAATTTTTAGATGGTTTACTTAACTTAAGCCAGCATGACTTTATCAGTGGAAGGTGATTGTTCGGTTACGCACATCATTACAACAGGCCAGCATATTTACTTACCATCAAGTTTGCTGACCGATGTGATGAAATGCAGGACTGCTGCATGAACAGTCTCAAAGCAGAAGCTAACTGCTTATAAAATATTAAAGTGCGTAAGAGGTTAGGCAGCCTCTAAAAGCATCACTTCTTATTTTTTTAATTTTTTAGAAGCGCTGGGGAGATTTGAATAAAGCACAGCAGTATGGGCACACCAATTGAGCCCCCTTTTGTACACGATTGTAACTATGTTCGGAATCTTTTGAGCAGTTTGGACAAGGACATTTTACTAAATAATTTCGGCGGAATTGAGTGTTTTTACGTGCTGACATAGACTTCTCCAGTTCAAATGGACCGTTACAGTACACGTTAAGTCAGTATAATGCTTGTTTTAATTTCGATAGAGGCAAAAAAATGAACAAACAGCCCCCTTTCGAACACCTGCAGGGGCTAAAAGCCCTCAAAATACATGGTGATATATGAAAAAAGTAATCATTTTTTTTAATGGTAAGCCAAGTAAAGTTATCACTGTGCTTAAAGGTGTGACATCAATACGCGAAGAATATCCTAATGGAGAAGTGATAAACCTTCAGATAATGTCAGCAGGTTTTCCCTCTTTAACAGGTGACCATGAAGTGGTCTATGTGGCATCAGATCGAGAGCTTACCTCTCAGGAAATATTAGATGCGGCGCAGAAGTATCTTTGACACAAGGGATTCAACGCCAACGTTCATGAAATCATTATTATAACTACGTTTAATTATTATAGCCTGCTTAACGCAGGCTTTTTTTACCCCCACACAAACATTTATAATTAAGACGTGTACATCCAACGCCATGGCAATATGACTTTATTGCTGAAGCAACCATAAGGCTTCCATGAAAATCCTACATTACACAGTATTAATAGTTATTGAAGCCCCATTCTCAGATAATAATATCAACCCTCTTATCTTAGGTCTCTTGCATGACCGAAACTATTCAAGTAAGTCAAACCGAGGAGTTAAACTACCATCCCATGCATTCATTGGTTCAGAGGGTCAGGCAGTTTTAGAGTGGGAATCTGAAAAAGATGGAGCAGAAAAACTAAAAAAAAGACTCTACCAGATGCTGCATGGAATTACACGTTTAGAAGAGTCTCCCACAGCAATTTTTCTAATGATTTGCCCAGAAGATAAAACCTTAACCTTTGTTTCAAGACTTAAAGTGAAAAAATGAACATCGATATTTTAACCTTCACCATCTGAAAATACCGTGACCGTGAAAACTGCGAAAGAAAATCATGAGGCACATCAGTAAATTTTGTATCATTTGCTAAGCATTGCTGTTACATTCGGTTTTATGATGAATCCTCCTCAGCGACAGGGCTAACTAACCTGATGATTTGTATATCAAGCGGCTCATCGTGAATTTCTGAAGCAGCGAGTCACGAGTGGTTAGCTCAATGACTCACCGGGAGGCACCCGGCATCATATCCATAAGCCCCTGTATAATTGCAGGGGCTTATTTACATTACAAAAGCATAGCAGTAGACATATTACTCTTAATACTCATAGCCGATAATTAGGTTCGAATGAATATACCGTTTAAAGAATCATCTAACTTTTATTAGGTCTGAATACCTCGTAGTATATCGTGGAGATAACATATCCCGTTTCATCTGCCATTGCTGCTGTATGCCCTGCCCGGCAAAATAAAGCGTTCCCTTTCCATCTTTCGCGTTCAGATAATCCAGAACTTCCATCAACCTATCGCTACCAGCGCGCGGCGCGTTCTCGTCGAACAAGTTGAGCTGGGCCACACCATGGCTAAAGAAGTCACCCAGCATAATGCCGGCTTTCTGGTAACGGTGTCCGTCTTTCCAGATTTTGTCCAGGCACTTTACCGCGGCGTTAGTGATATCGCGTGAATCCTGAGTGGGGGTAAGAAGCTTGATGGACGCACTGTTACCATAATACGGCTCGTTAAGCGCAAAGGGAGAGGTTTTCACGAACGCAGAGATAAACCGGCAATACTGGTGCTCACCACGAAGCTTTTCAGCACCACGGGCCGCATAGCTGCAGATGGCCTGACGCATCTGCTCATATTCTGTGACGCGTTCACCAAAAGACCGGCTGCAGACGATTTCCTGCTTAGCTGGTGCAAACTCCTCCAGCTCGAGGCATGGCTCGCCGCGCAACTCCCTGACTGTTCGCTCAAGTACCACGTTAAAGTGCTTGCGGATAATCCAGGTGCTTTGTTCTGAGAGGTCCAAAGCCGTTTTAATACCCATGGCGTTAAGCTTCTTACTGATGCGGCGGCCAACGCCCCATACGTCCTCAACCGGCACAATAGACAACAACCGACGCTGGCGATCGATATTGGACAAATCAACCACTCCGCCCGTCTGCCTCTGCCATTTCTTGGCGGCGTGATTTGCCAGCTTAGCGAGGGTTTTCGTTTGGGCAATGCCAACGCCAATGGTAAGGTGCGTACGCTTCAGAACCGTAGCGCGAATCTCCTTGCCGAACTCGGTCAGGTCCCGGCAGTTGCGAACACCTGTTAGGTCGCAAAAAGCTTCATCGATACTGTAAATTTCGACGCGGGGGCTCATTTCCTCAAGCGTCGTCATTACCCGGTTCGACATATCAGCATACAGCTCATAGTTGCTACTGAAGCAAACAACGCCAGCGCGCCGGAACAGCTCTTTTTGCTTGAAGAACGGCTCTCCCATAGTAATTCCAGCGGCTTTGGCCTCGGCGCTGCGTGCTATTACACAGCCGTCATTGTTCGAGAGAACGACCACTGGTCGCCCTCTCAGGTCTGGCCTGAATACCGTCTCGCATGATGCGTAGAACGAATTCACATCACAGAGCGCAAACATGTTCAGCTCGCAGATTTAACGATGAAAGTCACGACGCCGAAAACGTCGAGCGTGTCCTCGCTACCGACGATGATCGGTGAGTACGCGCTGTTCATTGGAATGAGCTGCACTGTCGGGCGCAGTTGCAGTCGCTTAACAGTAAACTCCCCTTCCACCGCGGCGATGACGATATCTCCATGCTCAGCATTCCGGGAACTATCCACCACCAGCAGATCGCCGTCGCTGATCCCGGCTTCAATCATCGAGTCCCCTGCAGCTTTAACGAAATATGTTGAGCTGGGGTGAGCGACAAGTAACTCATTGAGATCAATGCGCTGTTCAACGTAATCAGCCGCGGGGCTTGGGAAACCGCACTGGACTAAGTCACTGAAAAGTGGAAGAGCGATAATTTCTCGCAGTTCTGCAGGCCTAATGAATTCCACGATACGCACCTCAAATACTGTTTTTATATACAGTAGTTTTAACTCTGGTGCTGATCAAGATGCCCCTTCTCGTATGTGTGGCTACTTCATAGCCGCTTCGCTTCTAAATATTTAAAGCTGTTGAAGTTTTAATAATTGTAAATTTTCAAGAACGCGGTTCGTTTGCTCAATTAAGTATCTACGTGTGCGCGATATCGGTATTGCTCCAGATTGCCTTGACTTTAAATGTTTTAAAAGCAAAAATGCTGTATGCATAAACAGTAACAAAGGAACTCTATGTTCGTTGAGCTGGTTTACGACAAACGTAATGTTGAAGGGTTAACCGGTGCCAGGGAGATTATCCTTTCCGAACTAACCAAGCGTGTGCATCGTATCTTTCCTGATGCAACAGTAAATGTTAAGCCGATGCAGGCGAACAGCCTCAATAGTGATGCCAGCAAGAGCGATCGAGAAAAACTCAACCGCATGCTGGAGGAAATGTTTGAAGAGTCCGATATGTGGCTTATCCCGAATTAAACATATTGATTGCCTTGGCGTTACAGTTACTACCATCCATGGCTGGTAGTCTTTGAATTCTCGTTTATTTGGAATTTGTCATTCAGCCGCAACCCCATTCTTGCATAGGACGAGGTTACGGCTATTCATCCACCATCAGACCGGAACTTGTGGCCAGCCAGGTTTTTCAGCGCGTAGATCGACACGGCTGAGTAGTACACGATAACGCTTCCAGACCAGCAACCCAGCTTTTTCTTCATCACTTGCAAGATCAACGTCTACTGCCTCCTGCAGCGATTCGATAATAGCATCGGCTTCCGCTCTCATTTCGTGTTGCGTGTTGAGGTTGTCCAAGTATGGGATAACCGGGCGTTCCCCTTCGACAAGGATTTCCCCTTCTACCAGGCTTTCAGGCCCACTCACCGCACGGTAACTTGTTTCTGTTACAGCCCAGTATTCTTTATCTGGCATAAGTATAGCCTCCTACATCGAGATATAGTCCACCACCAGACACGGCGGACAGGTATTGATAAAAAATGTTAGGGTACGAGCGGAACGGGATCTCCGCTGTAAACTTCCCGTTAATCGGTATATTGATCATATCCCCTGAAGCTTCATTAGTGCTGCCGATGGCAGCCACGCCTGCTGTAGCGCCGTTGTTGGCAGAAAGTAAACAGGTAAGCGCCGTGAGTGGGTTAAGTGAACTAACGTCTACCGCCGTTCGTGGTGTCGCTGTTCCTCCTGCTAATACACGGTTGACGGAGTACCATGCCCCCTGTAGAAATGCCCTTCCATCAACCGTGTTAACCCCGCGCACGCCGTTCGATGCATCAACACGGAAACTGCCGAGATATCTGCGTGACGTATCACCTGTCTTTGTATGCGCCGGATAAGCATATGGTGTTGGCACTGTGGTGGAGATTTCAATCGCAGGCGTTCCATTGTTTGAATACAGGTAAACGTGATACCAGGTTGACGCTGTGGTAGCCCCAATATTTGCCGTAACTGGCGCCGATACTTCCAGGGGAGCACCTGTAGAGGGGATCACAGCTGCGCCAGCAGAAACCGTTACTGTCGCTATCGACACGGTCAGATCTAAACCACGGATAAAGCGCTTATTGATCGAATCGGTTACACGAGTGTTTACCTGCTCAATTCTTGCCGCCAGTGTTGCGGCATCCATGCTGCCTGAGTTATTGATGCGGCCAAAGAGTTGCCCCCAGATAACACCAACGGCACGCGCTGCCAGAATATCGGTAGCGGTATCTTTATAGACATCACTGGCCCTAGAAAGGTCAATACTCACCTGTGACGCGGTCGTGGTTGAAGCGCTTCCCGCCTGAGCGCTGTTTGGATAGGTATTCGTGGGCGCGAATACGCCGCTGGTTGACGCTGTATTTGCAAAAACACCCGTTCCGGACGCGCCGATCGTGCCTTTAGCGTTTGGCGATTCCCCATGAAAAATGCCAGCCTGAGCTGTTGTACCACCGGTTAATGCCACTTGCGCAATCGAGCCCGCCTGCACACCATTGTAATCAGGGCAGCGGAAGTGGTCCGCATCAACCTCTGCGAATGCCTGCCTCAGCTTAGGGTCTGCCAGCCATTGAGAGTTAGTCACCACTGGAAGAGACCCTGAGGACATTGCAGCCTTAACGCTGGTGTAGGTCGCATAAGGCAATATCTGTCCATCATATGCAACGCCACCAGTGGGGATTGTTGCGCGCGTGGGAGAATACATTGGCAGACCGAGCGGGATAGTGGCCACGCCGTTTATGGCAGCCAAAGCAGTTTCTACATCACCGATGGCAATACGATCCGATTCGGCTTCCTGAGCGGATTGGGCTGCATCGGTCTTTGACTGTGCAGCACTGGCTTCTGACTGAGCCGCAGCATCAGCTTTCTGCGTAGCTGTGGTCGCTGCGTTTTCGGACGCGGTTTTATTCTGTACAACCTCTGTTTTGTCTAAGGCTACCTGTTGCGCGTCCACATGAATCTGAGCAGCCAGGGTTTGAAGAGCATCCACATCAATGCTGTTAAGTAACTCGACAATCTTCAGCCATGACGGACCGGAGAACGAGGAACCGTCAGGGAGCCTGACTGTGATGTTACCATCGTCACTGAAGATAGCCTGCCAGTTCTGCTTGTCATAGTTCAGACCACGCAAAGCCTCAGTTGTCTGCGCCACCAGCGCGGCCGTCACCAGATTCTGGGTAGCACGCGGCACGGCATTCCAGGCAGAAGCAGATTGTGTTGGGCCTGGGAATTTGCTAACTAACGTTAACTCTATATCGCTGTCGACTGTTTTCACCGGCAGGGTATACGTGATACCACCTACAGTTGAGACAATGAAGTCACCTGCTGCAATTTCGCTTCTGAAAGAAGTTCCGATTCCAGCAACAATAGCGGACCCGTTTGTCAGAGTGATAGTTCCTGCAGACATATGCGCTCCTTTCGGGCAATAAAAAAACCCCGCAAGAGCGAGGTTTATTAAAAAATGATTGAGTTAGTGGCAAGTGGTACAACTGAACGTGTTTGCGCTAACCCATGACCAGTTAAATGGGTAACCGGCACGGTACTGGGTCTGGTTATTTTGCTTGCGCACGCCGTAAATCTGGACGATGTTTTCCTGTCCGCCGATCAGGGCCGTTCCGGTACATATGGGTTGCTGCTTCTGAAGAACGCCAGCGCAACCAGAGAGCAATGCAGCCACCGCCAGGCAAAGAATCATGTATTTCATAGTGGTTATATCCCAAAGTATTCAAGGTGCTAAACATTAACAAGATGAATCAAAGGGATATAATTGATTCTGTAGATCAATTTCATAAGATTGATCGCTGAAAACGATCAATCGTAGTTGGCGCAGTTGATGGCCATAATCACGTTTCTCAGATTTGAATACGCGACGTTCTGAAGGTTACCGCTGGGGGTTGTTTGTGGCCGGGCGAATATCCGCGTATTGCTTCCCTCAGGTTTTGCCATGCTCTTGTAAATTGCCAAGTAGGGCTGCGGCTGTCCGCCAGCCGAGATAACTCCAGTAATTAGACCTAGCATAGCAGGCATACAAGCCCATTTCCCCGCCAGCGTGGTATTGATGTTATAGCCTGAACTAGCATCTACACCGGCATTGCCGAGTGTTACCACATCGCTGAGCGTACGCGTTTCATTTGTCAAAATCAGCGTCCCTGACGCATCCCATACAGCCAGTCCATAGTCTGGTTTTGTCTGTGGGAAAATAGAGAAAAAATAAACGTACGCTGTGCCTGTTGCATTTGGCCTGAGGAAATCAACTGTGATGGTGTTCCCGCTTATCGTCTGGGTGATTTCCACCTCAACAGTGCAATGAACGAAGGCGACTACGGGCTGACCTGAGGGAAATGTGTGCGTCACTTTGGTGTTGAAACCCGATGTTCCCTGAAGGGCCGCTGTTTTTCGAGCCTGTAGAGCAATTGGCGAACTGTTCGCGGTCACCCATACTTCTCCTGCCGTCGTTGTCAGTAAAACGCCATACTGCGTCATTTATGCCCTCTCTATCTGGAAAATGAGATACGCCGCAGCCGCAGGCTCAGTCCCTGCGGAGTAGTCGGTATCGTCTACTGCCGATACCGTTGCGGTGCCACCTGAAATAGTGATCTTCCTCCGGCTTGTTCCCCACTGATCACCGTTCATGACCTGAAAGTAAGTAAGCTTACACCCCGGTGGAAGCACCACTGAGTAAGAGCCTGTTTTCTGGTTCTGAGCCAACTGAAGATATCCACTTACACTGACTGGCTTAATCCCATAGTTGTTCACCCT